CCGCAATCTGCGCCGTTTCCGCCGCAATCCGCGTCAACTCGTCAACCTTGTCCTTGACCCGGATCGACCCATTGTGCTGCTTCAGCTGTTGCGCGCCAAGGGTTTCACCCGCGTCCGTAGCCCCGCGCATGATGTCGCTGATACCGCTGATCTCGTAGAAGTCCTGGATCAACTGCCCCCGCGCCTGCAACAGCCCCTGAATGGCCGTGGCAATCTCGGCCAGCGGCAACCACTGCACCATCTGCCCGCCTGCCGCGCCCATGAACGCAGCCGCAGGGACGGGGATCAGGATGCTGGCGCTGCTTTGGTCCGCAATGGCCGTCTCGACCGCCTGCCCGATGTCGCCACCAGCCGGAAAGAAGCCCTTGAGCCGGACTTCCTTCAGCAGGTCATAAACCCGCGTCGTCAATTCGCTGATCTGGTCCAGCGTGTTGCCATAGCGCACATAGTCCGGGATCGGCACAAGGGACCGCCTGCGCCGGGTGCCATAGGCGGGCCGTGGGCAGGGGTAGAACCGCGATAGCTGCAGGTGCGGCTCGTCATGGTCGAGGATGGTCGGGACGCCATCAGTGACCCAATACACGCGGTTGTCGGTCTTGGACCAGACTTCCCAGACGCCCGCCTTTTCGCTGTTGTCGGCTGACCCCATGTTGCGGTCGTCATGCCGGACGACGAAATTGGCGCTTTCCCATGCCGTGCCGCCGAAGCGGTCTTGCATTTCCAGCCGCGTCATCCATGCGCGCCGGGCCACCCAGCCCACATCAGCCCATTTGCGGGCAGGCTCGTGCAGGAAGTCCGTGCGGTCCAGGTGTTCGATGCAGACCTTCTGCCCGTCCTCGTCCTCGTAGGACAGCCATTGCACCCCGCGATTGTTCATCGCCAGATCGTCGCGGGTTTCCAGCATTACTTCGTCAATTTCGCTGGCATCAAAGGCACTGATCAGCGCCCGCTCCAGCATCTGCGAAGCCACGCTGATAACCGGGTCGCGGTCCTTGAACTTCGGCGCCACAACCGGGATCGGCGGGCGCGAGTAGATCGAAGGCTTCAGGATTTCCAGCGATGACCAGAATAGCTGGAAGTCCTGCCCCTGGTCATCCGCGAAGATGTCCTGACCTTGCAGGCTGTAGAGGTCGTCAACCTTCTGCGCCAGTTGGTTGTAGGACGCAAAGCCCTTCTCGGCTGTCTTGATCGCGGCAAGCAGAATGTCGGAAGACTTCGGCTCGTCTTGCGCCTCAAGGGTGTCTGCGGGTTCTTGCTCGGTCATGCGGACGCCCCTGACGTTTTGCGGCACGATACCGCAAGGGGGGCTAGGGGTCAAGGTTGAGGGTTGTCTACATATCCGATCACGACAGCACGCTCATCCTCGGAATATCCTGCTTTGCGGCCAAAGCCATGGGCAACGCTCGCCAATCTCTTAATCTCGGCGTGTGCCTTGTCAAGTTCAGTAGATTTCGCTGACTCACCACACCAGGCCATAATTTCTGCAATGGTCTTTTTGCCGCAATTTTGATGCCCCCTCAAAAACCACTCTACGCTCTTCCCAGCAAGCGCGGCAGCACTACGCAGTTGGTTGGGCGTCCTTATCTGCCCGTATATGTCTGCGTATCTCAGCACGTTTCTGGCGCGGACGCTCAAACTATCAAAGCCCATCACTCCACCTTTCCAGACCGCACGGCATCGGCGATTGATGCCTTCACGGCCTCCACCTTATCGGATGGCACCCACACTTCCACCCGCACAAGACCGGCTTTGCGCCGGTCCCGTTTCAGTTGCTGGCGCTCGGCGGGGGTCATTTGACCACCCTCCAATCCACGCAGTTATCGGTGAACCGCGCGCCAAAGCAATTCCAGCCCTCAATGCGGGCAAGCGAGAGCGCGCCGCGTTCATCTTTGGCCTTGACGGTCGCGCGCCGCGTGTAGTTTTCGCCGTCAGCACGAGCCGATGTGAACTCATATTCGATGGTGAAAGATTGGCTGGCCATCTTCGTCTCCTCCATTTCCATGCCCTTAATATGCGTCACGCGTGACGGCATGTCAACAGGGATAATCACCCGTGACGGAATTATCTTCGCCGCTTCACCACCAACGGCGCGGCCACCATATCGTCCAACGTCCGCAGCACGGGCTTTTCGGGCAGGATCAGCGCGGGCGGGATGGTGCGCCATGCCATCGCCAGATAGCGGAAGGCGTCGGCAAGGTGCGACGTGAAGTCATGCAGCGGGTTCGCCTTGAACGTCTTCTTGTCGTCGTCCCACTCGCGCCGATATTGCTCAAGGGCGGCAATCCCTGCCTCGGCGCGGGGGTGAAACACGCACAGGGGCAACGTCCGTCGCACCGCGTTGATACCGTCCAGCAGCCCCGCCATGGGCACCAGCTGGGGCTTCAGGCCGAAGCCTTGCATCGTCTCGACCCGCGTCCGGCCCGTGCCCCATTCCTTGACCTTGGCGTCATGCGGCACAAAGTCCGTCCCGCTGATCCAGCCGTTCTCAGCCGCGCGCTGTTCGCAGACCTCGGCATAGTGGTCAATCCCGACGCCGTTCGTGCTGTAGCAATCGAGGATAAACACTTGGCCGCCGACCACCTGAAACCACCATATCGAGGTGTCATCCCTGACGCCGATGTCCCAGGCGCGATGCACAGGCCTGTCAGGCAGCGCCTCAAGCGTGGCGTCAATGCGCCCCTCATTGCGGATCGCCAGCATTTCACGGGCATAGAACGCGCCGAGAATGGCGGCGTTGAAGTCGCAGAGGTATTCTTGATTGTAAAGCGAGTATCCCATGTCCTCGCCATACAGGCCAACGTATTCCGCCAGCGCCTCGGCCCGGTCTTCTGCCGATAGCGCGCCCGTGTCCTCGACGCTCAGCATTTCCCGGAACCAGTTTGGCCCGGTCGCGTTGTCAAACATCGTCTTGGCGTGGTTGCGACCGCGTGGCGTGGTGATAAACGCGGCGAAGCCTTTCGTCTCGCGGATCATGGGCTGGTGATAGGCCCAGGCTGCAGGGTTGGACAGCGCCCATTCCGAATAGCCGATGCCCTTGGGGCCTGAACCCACGGTGCTGTCGTAGCGGTCTGATCCGATCAGCTGGAACGTGGCCCCGTTCTTCAGTTCAATGAACATGTCATCGTCCTGCATCCGCTTGATGATGGCCTGCGGGAAAGCCTCGAAGATGCGGCGCTTGCCGGTGTTGCCGTTCACGCCGTTCCAGATCGCCTTGCGCGCTTGCTTCTGTTCGGGGAAGCAGTGCCAGTAGGTGCCGGGGTCTTTGAGGGCCAGAGTGCGCATGGCGTCCAGCAGCACGTCATCCTTGCCAGCGCGGCGGTGCCAGATCGCAATCAGGCGGTCGTGGGTGCGTTCGACCAAGGCGCGGTGGAAAGCCTGCTGATACCAGCGGACTTTATAGGTATGCTCCAAGGCTACTTGGGCTTGGGCTCGTAGACCGTGTTAAACACGATCTGCCCGCCGTCCTTGCCGGTATGCTCAACCCCATGCGTTTCCTTCCAGCCCGCTCTGGTCTTCATCCAGAAGATCATGGCCGTGGTATCACCAGCCTTGGCCTTGTTGAACAGCGCGCCGCCCACCACAGCGTTGGCCTTGGCCGAGGCTAGGTCCAACTCATCGCGGTAATGCAAGCGCAGCGTCTTGGGATCAATGCCGATGACCTTGGCAATGTCCTCCTGCGGTGTGCCAATGGTGGCGTGCAGCTGCACAATGTGACGTTGTTCGGGCGTTGGTTCGTGTTGGTTATACAGCGCCATGACGCTCCGCCTTCAATTCATCAAACGTGCGCCCGTCGCCTTCCAGCGTGGCGGTCTGGCCGGTGAAGTCCTGCCACCGCTTGACGGCCACGTCGGTATATTCTGGCGCGAGTTCCATTGCCGCGCAGTTCATGCCCATGCCTTCGCAAGCGATAATTGACGTGCCTGAACCGCTGAAAGGTTCATAAGCCCAATCGCCCGCTTTGGCGTATGACTTATACATGGCATCGCATAGAGCGACCGGGAACATAGCGGGGTGACTTGTGTCGATATTGCGCGCCATCTGAGGCGAGATACGGATCACACTGTCGGCGATCTTCGTTGGCGATGCGCTTGCCACGCCCTTTTTGGTCGATCCATCCTTCTGCCTAAAGGCAACCTCGCGCTGGCCGATGTTCTCTGGCTTTTTATCGACCCACTTGTTGGCCTTGGCCTGGCCCTTGGAGAAATGGAAGATGAACTCGTGGCTCGTTGCCAGTCTTCCAACATTCTGCGCCGCAGCGCCAAAACCTTTGTCCCAGACATACCAGCCGAACAGCGGCCAGCCGCATTCGTCCATGTAGTCAAGCCACGCATCCCAATAAGCGTTGACGCGGCCAGCTTCATGCACCAGCCCTAGATTGACCAGCACTTGCGCGCCATCCTTCACGGGCAAGATTGAAAACACGCCATTCATCAGTGTGTCCCAGTCACTGATCGCAGCCTTGTAATCACGCTGCTGTGCGTAGGGAGGCGACGTAAAGCACAAATCCGCGCGCTGCCCCGCCATCAGCCGCTCCACAGCCTCAATGCTGGTGCTATCCCCGCACATCAGCCGATGCCGCCCAAGCAGCCACACGTCCCCCAGCACAGACACCGGCACCTCTGGAACGTCAGGAACCGCGTCGGGATCGGTCAGCCCCTCGGTGGGGTCAACCAGAAACGCCGCAATCTCGTCCAGGCTAAAGCCGGTCAGTTCCAGGTTGAAGCCATCCGCTTGCAGGTCAGACAACTCGACCTTGAGCATGTCATTGTCCCAGCCAGCGTCCAGCGCCAGCCGGTTGTCCGCAATGACATAAGCCCGCTTCTGCGCTTCGGTCAGATGCGCCGCCTCGATCACCGGCAGCGTATCAAGCCCCAGCTTCTGCGCGGCCAGAACTCGACCATGGCCAGCGATAATGCCGCTCTCCCCGTCAACGATGATCGGGTTAAGAAATCCAAACTCACGAATACTGGCGGCGATCTTGGTCACCTGAGCATCGGAGTGCGTGCGGCTGTTGCGGGCATATGGGATCAAGTCCGCAACGGAAATGGTTTTATAGGCGGGAAACACGCGCGCTTCCGGGCTGGGGTTAGGGTTTGCCATGCCGCGAATCTAGCCTTTCGTGGTGTGTTGGTCAAGTTGGCTGGGCTTATCCCACACCTTCAGCCTCTCGGCGTGTTGCTGGACCGAAGCCCGATGATACGGCTTGACCCACACTTCAACGCGGACGAGGCCAGCATCGCGCTTGGCCTGCCGCTCCTTGGCTTTGCGTTCGTTGGCGGGGGTCACTGCCACCAGCCTTCGTTTTCCCAGATGCGGACAAATTCGGATTCCGGGTCGGCGGCCTTGACTGCGGCTTCGGCGATGCGCTCGGCTTGCTCGGCGCTCAGGTCGAAGCGGCCAGCAATGTCGCCCATGGTGCGGATCAGTTCAGCTTTTGTCATCTTCGTCACTCCGGTTCGGTTTCTCTATGTCCTCAATATGCCCTGTGTGACCGGACACGTCAACACCTATTTGCGTCCGGTCACAAAATAAGTTGCCGGGCCTCGCCGCCGAAGCTTACGGCTTTCCCGGCTTGCGGCGATAGGGGAACCAGCCCGGCTCCATCCGCATGACCGCCTGCTTGTCCCGCAGGTCAGGGTGTCTTCGCCCACCTTGGCGTTCCCTTGAAGCCTGGCTGTCGCCCAAGCCCGATGTTATCCTGCGTTCCGCGCTTGAAAGCCATGCGGACGGTGGCTGCGTCTACGTCCAACGCTTTTGCAGCTGCTGCAATGGTCGCATAGACGACGCCCCGAATCGGCGGCAGTGCGGGCGGCTTATCGGGGCTATCCGCCCGCTCCCAGATGTAGACGCGCTGCACCCGCTCGCGCTTGACCGCGCCCTCATCCAAGGCCCGCAGCATCAGGTGGGCAACGGTGGACAGGGGGATTCCGGTGGCCGTGGCAAGGTCTTGGTTGGTCATGGGGCGGGTCAGAGCGGCTACCAGCGTGGCGATGGTTTCCTTGGTGCGCTCGCGGCGGGCGTCAAGGCTTTTGCCCAGCGCAGTCTGCGGTTGGTAGACATCCAGGCTCATGCGGTGGGTTGCGGATTCCAGTTTGGCAAGTTCCGCCATGCTGGGAACCCGACCGAAGCGGGCGATCAGCTTTTCGCGGTAGGTGCTGGACAGTGGCTTGGGTGGCATCGGGGCCGATGTCTTGACGGTGTGATATTCAATCAAATCAGTTGCTCCTGCACTGGTTGCGGGCGGGTTTCGGGGATCAGCAAGTCGGGCTGGCGGGCGGCTTCATCGACGCGGCGGCAGGCGATGTCGAAGTAATCCGGGTCCAGTTCGATCCCGGTTCCCGCGCGGCCCATGCGCTGGCAGGCGACAAGGGTGGTGCCGCTGCCCATGAAGGGGTCAAGGATGGTCTTGGCGTCTGGCAGGAAGCCTAAGCACCATTCCATGAGGGCGACGGGTTTTTGGGTGGGGTGGACTGCGCCGTCCATGTTCAAGACATGACGGCCAAGGTTGAAAACCCGCAACGCTCCCGCAAGGGAAGTCCACGCAAGTTCGCAGTCCGACTGGTCAATCCGCTGGTTCTTGTCCCACACCAGCCACTTGTCGCCCTTGGGGAGAATGTCCGCGAAATAGTTGCCGCCCCAAATGATCCGGGGGCAACCGGCTTCTGCAATCATCTGCAAGGCGGCTTCGGGCCGGAACGCATCCCAGCCCTTTGCCTCATATCCCGCATGGCGGGTGCATCGTTTCTTGCCGTCTCTACCTATCCCATACGGGGGGTCGGTTAGGATTGCCCAGCCTTCTGGGAAGCCCACCACTCCTGCTTGTGATGTCTGGAATGGCATGGTGAGCAAAGCACTTCCAGATTGTCCGGAACGTTGTTCGTATGCACCCCGTCTCGATGATGGATCACCAGCCAGCGCGTCTCCCCGCACCGATTGCAACGATCCTTCTCGATCATCTTCCGATAGGCCGTGCTTTTCGTTCCATCCTTGAAGCGACCATTCTCCGGTCCCGGCCTGCCCCGCGACTTCGCTGGCAGGCCAAGGCGCTTCAGGCCCTTCTGAAACCCGCCCAGCGACACCCCGTAGTGCTTCGCCATCGCGTCCTGCGATTTGTCCCCGTTCACATACAGGGCCACAATCTCCGCTCGGCGCGGCTCCCAAATATTCATCGCTTCTTGCTGGCGAGCGATGTTGCCCTTTTGCTGGTTTTTCATAGCCATGATTAAACACTACGGCATGACGCTTGTCAATATCCACGGCATCGAACCGCCCCAGCGTCGGCATGATGGTGAGGCAATCGCCCAGGATCAGGCGCTGGTTGCCTATGCGCTCTTCGCGGACAATCATTCCTCACTCCGCGCCAGATCGCGCTTGATGCGGTTCAGCACGACCCGCACGGCTTCCGGGGAAGTGCCGTACTGCCGGGCGATCTTGCCTGCGCTGTTGCCAGCGTCGGATAACTCCAGCCAAGCGAGGTCTCGTGTGTCGCGTTCGTGGTCGGTCATGCGTCCCTCCTGACGATGCTCCCTGGGTTAAGGCGCGCGGCTGTGGAGGTAGGAATCCACGGGCTGCCGCCCTGCCGCGCTTGGTGATAGTGGCACGGGGTGGGGTTTGGTGGCAAGCAGAGACGGCAGGGAGCGTCACCACAACCGCCAAGATGCTGACAAATATCCTCTGTCCACTACCGTCCGCCCCTGTCCACCCCTTTGTCCAGCCTACCGTCCACTCCTTTCTCTCTCTTATCTATTTGATTTTATTATATTAAAGAAGAAGAAGAAGAAGAAGAAACCTGTGGTGGACAGTTAATGTGGGGGATACATGTCCTCACACGCGCAGGGGAAAATGGCTGTCTTTGTGTGTCGTGTGATTTACGCACATATATGGGGGGGTGCATTTTCGTCTGTCCAAGCCGTCCATCTGTCCACTTGGTCTGTAGGTTGTTGATCACACTGGGTTATTTGGGATTTGCAAGTGGACACTTGCACGTTTAGGTTGTGTCGCTGCCGTCCATTTCATCCGCTTTGTGTGTTGCTGAGGCGGCTGATGTGCCTTGACAATGTGCGCGCGGGGGGTAAGGTGGGCGGGCCGGGAGCGTTTGCCGCGCTCGACCGGCCCATATCACCAGCCTGGAGAGGCAAGCCGATGACTGTCCAAACAGTAACAGACGCACCGTTGCGTTGCAATATCTGGCGGGGTCGCAAGGGAACTTGGGGCTTTTCCGTCTATGTGGGCGGCGTCCTTCATGCTAGTGACCATGGGTTTGTTCACCGGCATGGCGCACTGAGCGGGATGCTTGACGCCCTGAGCGGCATCGAAGCATGACTGACCCGATATCTGCGTTCCTAGACCATATGCGCTCGGTCGGGTGTGATCCTGATAATCCAGGCGCTATCATTGCTGACGATAAGCCGCATCGGTTCAGACTTGCAGGCGACAAGCCAAAGAGCCTCAACGGAAGCTACCAGCTGAAGGTAGAGGTGGATGGCTTTGCGTTTGGGCGATGCCGAAACTGGAAAGAGGGCGTCAGCTACAGCTGGCACATCAAGGCTGACCGAAAGGAAACGGCTGAAGAACGGGCTGCACGGAAAGCCAAGGCGATACTGGCGAACCAAGCCAGAGACAAGGCAGACGCGATAGCCTTCGCCGAGGCTGCAGAAAAAGCGAAGCGCATTTGGGCGCGGTGCGGCAAGACGGGCCAAGCGGGCTACCTGAGCCGCAAGGGCTGCAAGCCGTATGGAACGCGAGTATCGCGCGGCGTGGTGGTGGTGCCTGTATATGGCGCGTCGGGGATCATGTCGCTGCAATTCATTGCCGAGAACGGCGACAAGCGTTTTATGCCTGGTGGACAGATGACCGGCGGCTATTTCCCGATTGCGGACAAGGGCGAGCCGATTGACCGGCTGGTGATCTGCGAGGGGTTCGCGACCGGGGCGGCATTGCGGGACGCTCTGGGCTGGCCCGTGGTTTGTGCGTTCAATGCTGGAAACCTTGTGCCGGTGGCTAAGGCGATGCGGGAGAAATACCCGGATGCGCGGATCGTGATCGGGGCAGACAGTGACCAATGGACCGAGGTAAACGGCAAGCCGGTGAACCCTGGCATCAATTGGGCGCAACAGGCGGCGGTCGGCATCGGCGGCTGTCAGGTGATCGCGCCTTCTGTGCCTGCGGATGACCCTGACCGCAGGACGGATTGGGATGACATATGGCGGACGGATGGGCCTGATGCGGTGCGGGCTGCATTTGAATCGCCTGTCGAGTGGCGGGAACCGGAGCAGGATTGGGAGCCTGTCTATGACGAGCCGTCTACCCCTGACATATTCTCAGAGGTGCAACCGCTCGGGCACAACGGCGGGGCGTTCTATTTCCTGCCGAAGCGCACGGGGCAGGTGGTTTCGTTTGGTGCAACCGCCCTTGGGTCGATTCAGAACCTTGTGACGATGGCCCCGGATCAGATGTGGCAGGATTACTTCGGCGGCAAGGAAACGTCAGATGCCAAGGTGGCGGTCGCCGCAAGCAAGGCTCTTATCGCCACCTGCATTTCCATTGGGGTTTTTGACCCTGACAAGGTGCGGGGTGTTGGCGCATGGAGTGAGGGGGCTTCGGTGATCTTCAACACAGGGGGCAGGATCATCCACGGCGGCAACGTGACGGATGTTCGGGCATTCAAGCCAGCGTCTCGCTATCTCTACCCTGCCAACGTGGATGTGCTGAACGACATCCCGGAGGCGATGGAAGACCGGGACGCATGGGGCATCTTGAAGTGCTGCACGTCGCTGCGCTGGGCGGACCCGATGGCGGGTTACTATCTCGCGGGCTGGATTGTGACTTCAATCTTGGGTGGTGTGATGCCGTGGCGTCCACATATCCACATTTCCGGCGACCGGGGCAGCGGCAAGTCAACCGTCTTGGATAAGCTGGTGAAGCCCCTACTTAGCGGCATTGCCATTGAAGCCGATGGCGGAAGCACTGAACCGGGCATCAGGCGGGCGATTATCCACTCAAGTCGCCCTGTCATCATGGACGAGGCAGAAGGCCACACCCGCACATCACGCGACAAGATGGCGTCGGTTATGGACTTGGTGCGGGCATCATCCAGCGGCGGCAAGATCAGGAACGCAAACGACGAGTACCGTTGCCGGGCTTCTTTCCTCATGGTCGGCATCAACCCGCAGATCAACACCGAAGCGGACAAGTCGCGGATCGTGGTGCTGCACCTGAAGACGGACGTTCGGGAAAACGCCAGCGCCATGCACGACGAATGGCTGGAGATGGTCGCCAATCTGCTTGGGGACGATGCGCCTGGCCGGTTGGTCATGCGGCTGATAGACTGCTCTCCGGCATTGAGGGAAACCGTCAAGCTGATGACATCCGAAGTGAGGAAGCTGGGAGTTGAAGCGCGATTTGCCGACCAGCACGGGGCTTTGCTGGCTGGCGTCTGGTTGCTTGTGAAGGCCCGCGCGCCGGAAGGCGACGAAGCTTCGGCGTTCCTTGAGAAGATCGGGCTGGCCGCAGAGGTGAAGGCGGCGCTGCATGATGTGCAGGGTGAAAGCTGGAAGGTTCTTTCCGAGATTCTGACAGCGGACCACAGTTATGATGCCTTGGGGTCGGCAAGGCGTTCCACGATTGCCGCTCTTGTCGAGACCGTGGTCGAGGGCGAGGACAGCTATCAGCGCATTGCCGGAATGGCTCTTTCGGACTTGGGGATTGAGGTAGAAGGCGAATGGGTCCGCATTGCGTCCAGCAGCCCCAAGCTGTCCAAGCTGCTCAAGGATACGCCTTGGGCTGGCGATGGGTGGAACCGGCATCTGCTGACGCTGCCGGGCGCGCAAGAGGGGCGCAGGCGGGCGTTTCGGGGGCTATCACGCCGCCGCACGGTCGAGGTTCCGCTATCGCTGGTGATGGACCGAACCGACCCCGCCCCCATACCCCAAGACGTGGAGGAACCGTGGTGATCTACAGCATGAGACACGAGGCGATGTATGACGAGATGATTTCGGAGCTTCTGCGGTTTGCCGGGTTTCAGGAATCGGTGAATGACCGGCTGCGCGGAATCATCGGCTATCCGTCCGATATTGAGGCGCGATGGGTGGATGACCTTTACAGCGTCTACACTGACAAACTGGTGATTGACGATGAAGATTGACCTTTACCCCGACCAGGTGGACCTGATCGACCGGACGCGCGGGGCGATGCGCCGCCACCGCTCGGTCTTGGTCCAGGCCGCGACAGGCTTTGGCAAGACCGTGGTTGCGACGGCCATGATCAGGTCGGCGCTGGACAAGGGCAGCCGGTCGACCTTCATTGTGCCGCGCCGGGAGCTGCTCAAGCAGACCGCCGAGACGCTGCAAGCCTATGGCATCCCGTTCGGCTACATCGCGGCGGGCTATCCTGGCAATCCGTTCGCAAAGGTGCAGCTGGCGACCACGGGAACGCTGGCGCGGCGGCTGGACAAGGCACCACCGGCTAACGTGGCTTTTGTGGATGAAACCCACTTCGGCGCGGATGAGTTGGCCCGGATCATCGCGCATTACCGGCAGTCGGGCGCATGGATCATCGGTCTGAGTGCAACCCCATGGAAGCTATCGGGGCAAGGCTTGGGCGATTGGTATCAGGCGATGGAATGCGGGCCGCCTATTGCGGACCTGATCGCCTCGGGGCGGCTGTCGCGGTATCGGCTGTTTGCGCCGAACCATCCAGACCTGACCGGAATCAAGACGGTTGCCGGGGACTATGCCAAGGGCGCGCTATCCGAACGGATGGAAGGCGACCGGGTTCTGATCGGCAATGCGGTGAAGCACTATGCCAGTCACGCGATGGGGCGGCTGAACATCGCATACTGCACTTCGGTCAAACATGCCGAGATCGTGGCGCAGGCGTTCCGGGATGGCGGGGTTCCTGCGGCTGCAATCAGTGGCGAGATGGACGACGATCAGCGGTCGGCATTGGTCCGTCGGTTTGCGCGGCGGGAATTGCTGGTGCTGGCGAACTGTCAGCTGCTCACGTTCGGGTTCGACCTCGCCAGCGCGGCGCAGATGGACGTGACGGTGGAAAGCATGTCCGATCTAAGCCCGACCAAGAGCCTGAGCCTGCAGCTGCAGAA